TTCCGTTAGTAGGTAAACTATTTGTAGTACTAAAAAAAAATATTGATTTATCCATAGAGGCAGTACCGCTATTAATAATAATAAATTTATAATATGCTCCTAAAAATGGAGAAGGTAATACAAATTGCAAAGAAGTGCAAGGAAATGCACCATCTACATAAAATACAGTATCAGATTCTTCTTTAGTAATAAATTTTACATTACCAGCGCCTGAATCACTATTTAATTCAGTTATTTCTGTATCAGATACTGGATTCCAAATTACTGCTTTCATACAAAGAATAAAACACCCCCTCCGAAGAGGGGATGAATATTATTAATTATTTCTAATTATGATACTGTTACAGCATCAGCAGTTACAAAGTGGCCTTCTACAAACCAAGTAGTACCGTCGCATACTAAATTTAAATAATCACCTTTTTTAAAGTCAGATGCAGCAATTACAATATTAGTACCCGTCATAGGCATTACAACACCCGCATCTGTACCTACACCAGCAAAAGTACCAGCAATAGTTAAAGTGTGAGCAGAGTTAGTTGCAGCGCCCATTACTAATCGGTAATTTACACCTGAAGCTGCAGCAGGCAAAGTAATTGTTGAAGCAGCACCAGTTGCTGGTAAAACAATCATTGCACCAGAATCTGAATCATCTAGAGTAATATTATTAGCAGTATAAGCAGCTATAGTTTTTACTTTTACAAGTAAGCCATTTATTGATTTTAAAACATCTCCGCTATCAGCAGACCGTCTTACGTCAAATACGTCTTTCATTTTTTTATTTATTTATAAGTTTAAAAGTAAGGGGCTATTAACCCCTTACTATTTTAATCAATTAATTATGCACTAATGGCTATTGCCGCACATGCTGTAATGTCTCCCGTAAGGAATGAACCGTTTACAGAATCTGCTACACAAACATATCCTCCTGCACTTGTAGCTCCTAAAGAAGCTATTGCTTGGATTACATTTTTCATTTTACCACTTGTTACTGTAATGTTTACAGTTCCTATTGCTCCGTCATCTCCTACATAGCTAATTTCTAAACTTGTAGCTGAACTAGCTGAGTTTAAAAATTTTAATCTACTAAAAGGAACAGCAAGCATATTGTTCGCGTCTACTGCGAAATATAATAATTTTTCCATTTTATTTATTTTTATGAGTTAGATAATACTCCACAAGAAAGTGGGTTACGAACAATAATACCAGACTCAGTCAAAATTTGACATTCAAAGAAATCATCACCTGAAGCAGCCATCATAGAGTTATAGTCGTAAGGGTTAACCATACCAGGAACGTATTTCTTAACGAAATTACGAGACATTCCTTCAGCACCTTTAGCAATTAACTCAATATTAGAAACACCTTGTTGTTGTCCCATATCTAAGAATACCATTTTACCAGACTCATTTGAAGAATCAAATGTTGCAGTAGTAGCATTATGTAAATTCGGGTCATCAAATACTGGACAGTAAGCTAATACCATTTTGTTTCCAAGTACATTATATTCTGAGAAGTTAGCACCTAATGATACAGAAGCACCACCTTTAGCCATCATTTCAGCACCACCAGCACCACCTGCTACTAGCAAATCTTTCATAGCTCTGTGGAAGTCAATACGACCTTGTGTACCTGTATATACAGTGTATACATTTCCTTCAGAGTTTAAAGCATTTTTAGAAAGAACACCTAAGTAATTTACAATGTCTTCTTCTGACAATGCACCTGCAGTATAAGTTGCTTGATTAGAAGCATCTATTTGTGCAAGTAGCCCATCGCCCATAATTGGAAGACCTGTAGTTGGTGTACCTCTGTCTCCTGCGAAATCAGCTGCACTACCCATAGTTTTCTTACCATACCATCGGTTCAATTCAAGTTCGTACATGAATTGGTCAGTCATTTGTTGTTCTTTAGTAAAGTACCAAAGTCTATGACCATTGTTTTCAATCCAAGTTACATCAGTAAGGTCAGACCCCATGATTTTACATTTCTTACGAGAAAGTGTTAACCAGTTTTTGTATGTATCTGGGTAAGAATAGTTTTGTCCAACTTCAGAACCTAAAGAACCTTGGTTGAATGAGTTACCAATACAACCTACAATATCACCAACAGCTAATACTACAGTTAATGCATCAATTGCACGAACAGTAATAGTGTTAGTAGTATCAGAAGAAGTAATAGTAGGTACGTTTGTTACAATTGCAGTACTACCATCTTTAAAACGAACTACATCGTTTACATTTAAGTTGTCTCCACAAATACCGTTAGAAGGGTCATGGTCTACAACAAAAGTTTCAAGAGCACCTGCAGCTGCAGATAAAGTTTCACCAGTATCAATAACTGCTGGTTTTCGGTAACGACCTTGAACTTTCCATTCGAAAGCATAGTCACCAATAATTTTTTCTCCTGCATTAAATCCTAAACCATTCAATAGGTAAGTAAGGGAGAACCGTGGATACTGCTCAATTAATTTAGCAGCAATCTCTGGGTATTTGAGTAAGTTAGTTACTAACGAATTTTCGTCAGTTGTGTCTTTACCGTATACACCGCTATAAATTTTAGCCATTTAAGTAATTTTAATAAGTTATTATTTTTTTAAAAAATCATTTGGATTAAACCCTTTTCCTTTTGGAGCATAATTCATAGTGTTACTAGAATTTCTGCTAGGAGAGGTAATCCCATTTAATACTGTAGATTTTCCTTGTTCGACGCCTTGCGTTCTAATCATTTTGAAAATCTTTTGTTTATTTCGCCATAAGAAAGCAGCATCCGCAACATTGGCATGATTACTAAATACTTCTTCGGCAAAATTTCCTTTTATAATATAATTATATAAGTTCTTTTTTTCTGTCGGAGAAACTTTACCACCAAAGAATTCATCTTTTCCTTTGATTAATTTTTGTAATCCTTTTTTAGATTCCAAAGATTTTTGTTTCTCTTCTTTTTCAGCTTTTTTCTTCGTTGCAACTAAGTTTTGTCTTTCAGTTGTAATATGTTTATTCAACTGATGTCTAATAGTAGTTGCTTCACGCTTAATAAGACCTGCGTCTTCCATTCTATCAACTGTATCGTTGATATACTCATCATCATAGTTTGCAGCTTTTAAATCAGCTATAACTAAGTCTTTGTCGGTTAGTTCTAAAAAACCTTTTAAATTACCAACTACATCATTATCCTGTATAGGTGTTTCTACCATTTGCTTAACTTGCTTTACAAATTCTTCTTTTGTATTAGCATTAATATTAAGCTCTTGACCCATTTCAGACCAATTTATTTCTACAGGTTTAGATTGGTCTTCTTGTTTTTCAACATTTTCTTCATCCCAATCTTCTTCTTTGGGCTCTTCTTCTACAACTTCAGAGTCTTCTTGAACGTCTTCTGATTTTGNTTCAACATCTTCCCAAGAAAAACCATCTGCATCTTTAGATGATTCTTCAGAGTTTTCTACCTCTAAATCAACCTTTTGTGACTCTTCTACAGCTTCTTCAACTGTTTCTTTGTCTAAGGTGTTTCCTTTTTTATCTGATTCGTATCCAGTAAATGCTGATGCATCAAACTTTGATTCTTCAGTTTTTGATTCTTCAACCTGTGATACTACCTCTTCAATAATTTTGCTTTCTTCTGCCATAATTTGTTTGTTTTCCTGCGTTACAAATATATTAATTTTTATTTATTACTTTTTTTGACTTTTCTTTTTCTTTATCTAAATCAAATTTTGATTTCTTTTCTAACATCTGACCTTGCAAATCCCCATCTATAATTTTAGAACGGAGTTTGTTTTTTTCACGAACATCATCCATATCTCTATCTGCTTGTGATGCAATTTCCTGTGACTCTATCCTAGCTTGAGCATTTATTTCTGCAACTTTAATTTTACCGTCTACATCCATCTGAATTTTTTGCATATCAAATTCTTTTCCAGCTTGTTCAGATTCAGACTGTGCTTGTTGTTGTTGCATTGCTTGTTGCTGAATTGCTTGTTGTTGTTTTTGCATAGTTTCAATACCACGCTCTAAAACATGTTCAGCTTCTGTAAGAGTATCAGATTTAAGAATTTTAATTACATCAAGCATATTAATTGTACCACTTTGTAGTGCTGCTTGTGACATTTGTTGAATAATACCTTTAAGAGAATCATCTTTACCAGCATCTCCAATAAATACACCATAATCGTTTAGTGCGACATCAGGGAGTACATTTAAAAACGCATATCCCCCATCACCTAAAACATATCCAGCATGTTTACCACCAGCCCAAGATAATTTCATCAAATTAGCTAATCTTTCATAAACTATTTTTTTAAGCTCATTATGTTGGTAGAACCAACCTTCTGTAGCTAAAGAAGATTGTACAACAGAACGTTGCACGTTTCCTACATACTCATATTGCTCAACAGCTCCTTCTCTCTGTGGAGATACCCCTGTTATTTGTCCAGCAGTTTGCTCAAGCATTATCTTGAGATTCATTAACTGTTGAATAGAGTTAGATAATGTAAAGTCTACAGACTGAAACTGATTAAAGGTATTAGTTTCCATACCTTCAGCTTGACTGTTTATAGGGATTATACCATCATTTTTTATGTGGTACATAACTGTTTGCATATCCATACCAAGGTTACTTGGCATTTGCGCAACATCATAAACAACTGCTTTACCACCAGCTCTAGCCATAGTAAGTTCTATATGGTACATTACAATGTTATATAACATTTGTACGTGCCTCATAAGGTCAACCATAGAGTGATACTTACCTGATGTGTGATTATGAATAACACCAATATAAGAAAGTGGCGTAGTACCTGCATCATCTACTGAACGAACCTGATTAGGTCTCCTTCTAGCTTGTACAGTAATTTGTCCACCAATACGAGTGGCTTCCCAAACATCATCTACATATCTAGTTTCTATGTTCTCACCTCTTCTAGCCTTATAATCATCTTTT